TTAGATCAAATATATCTATATAAAAATAACTCAACATGGAAACCTGTCGGTGACAGATGTTTTGTTATGCCTATAGTTAATAACGATCAGTTTAGCAACAAAAAAGAAAAAGACCTTGTTGGTATATTAAAATACGACAATAGCTCTTTAAATGCGCTAAAAATAACATCTGGAGATCTTGTTGGCTACACACCAAATAGTGAGTGGGAGTTTTTAATAGAAGGGCAAAGACTTTATTGTATGAAATCTAATGATATTGTAATTAAATATGAATACCAAGGAAACGAAAAAGAATATAATCCAAGCTGGGCACGTAGCGGTTGAGGAGTTAATAAAAGTTGCTAAGGAAGCTATTGTTGATTCAGACGATGACATATCTGCTGATAGATTAAAAAACGCAGCTGCAACTAAAAAATTAGCTATATTTGATGCATTTGAAATATTAAACCGCATTGAGGAAGAAGAGAATTTATTAAATAATAAACCAAAAGAAGTTAAAGAAGAAAGAGCTTTTAAAGGTTTTGCTGAAGGTAGATCTAAGTAATGTATATTCAAAGTTTATATAAAGTATTAAAAAACCACATTAAACCAAAAGTTCTTAATAGAATGAATAGGTACAATAAATGGAAGTATGGATACAATGAAGAGCATGATATAATTGTAATAAGTAAAGATGGAACTGTAGGTGAAGTATATGAAATACAAAATTTAAAAATAGCTTTACCTAAAAAACCAGAAAAACCTCACGGGTTTGTTTCTAATAAATGGGAATACACTGAATATCCTAAAGAATTAAAAAAGATTAAATCTGTTTTTGATTGGGAAGAGTATTCTGTTAATTTTAAAGAAAAATGGTATGATTACATCGATAATGAGTTTAATAAAAGAGAACAAGGTTTTTGGTTCAATAATAAAGACGTGGCTACTTACGTTACTGGTACTCACTATATGTACTTGCAGTGGAGCAAAATTGACGTTGGGCAACCAGACTTTAGGGAGTCAAACAGATTATTCTACATATTCTGGGAAGCTTGCAAAGCAGATGACAGGTGTTATGGAATGTGTTATCTTAAGAACCGTAGAAGCGGATTCTCATTTATGTCCTCAGCTGAGTCGGTCAACCTTGCGACAATATCTACGGATTCACGGTTCGGCATATTGTCCAAATCTGGTCCCGATGCTAAAAAGATGTTCACAGATAAGGTTGTACCAATTTCCGTCAACTATCCCTTTTTCTTCAAACCAATCCAGGACGGTATGGACAGGCCAAAAACCGAGCTTGCGTACAGAGTACCCGCATCTAAATTTACAAGAAGAAAACTTGAAACCAATGAAGCCATTGCAGAAATCACAGGGCTCGACACCACTATCGATTGGAAAAACACAGGCGACAACTCCTATGATGGAGAAAAACTTAAACTCCTTGTACATGATGAATCAGGTAAATGGGAGAAACCAAACAATATACTCAATAACTGGAGAGTTACAAAAACAACATTAAGACTAGGTGGTACAATAATAGGTAAGTGTATGATGGGTTCTACCTCTAACGCTTTAGACAAGGGTGGTAGTAATTTTAAAAAATTATATTATGATTCAAATGTTGAGGAAAGAAACGCCAATGGAGAGACTCGCTCAGGATTATATTCTCTGTTCATACCTATGGAATGGAACTACGAAGGATACATTGATTCTTATGGCTTACCTGTCTTCGAAACTCCAAAAAAAGATAAATTTAGTCCGCAAGGAAAAAGAATAAGAATAGGTGTAATAGAGTATTGGCAAAACGAAGTAGATGGATTAAAGAAAGACCAAGATGGTTTAAATGAATTTTACAGACAATTTCCAAGAACAGAGCAACACGCTTTTAGAGATGAAGCAAAACAATCTTTGTTTAATTTGACAAAGATATATGAGCAAATAGATTACAATCAAGATGTAAGAAACGAATCATTAGTTACAAAAGGTTCTTTTCAATGGCAAAACGGAATACAAGACAGTAGTGTTTTATTTGTACCTAATAAAAATGGTAGGTTTTTAATAACATGGGTTCCACCTATAGAGTTACAAAATAGAGTTATTTTAAAAAATGGTTTAAAATATCCTGGCAATGAACATTGTGGCGCTTTTGGATGTGATCCTTATGATATATCTGGTACAGTTGATTCAAGAGGTTCTAATGGTTCACTACATGGTTTAACTAAATTTTCAATGGAAAAAGTACCTAACAGTTTATTTTTCTTAGAGTATATAGCTAGACCACAAACCGCTGAAATATTTTTTGAAGATGTACTTATGGCCTGTGTTTTTTATGGTATGCCAATACTAGCTGAAAACAATAAACCTAGATTACTATATCATTTTAAAAGAAGAGGTTATAGAGGTTACAGTATGAATAGACCAGATAAGATCTATATGAAATTATCTATAACAGAAAGAGAAATAGGTGGTATACCTAACTCTAGTCAAGATATAAAGCAAGCTCACGCTGCTGCTATAGAGTCTTATATAGAGAATTATGTAGGTAATATAGAAGGCAAATATGGAGATATTTATTTTCAAAGAACATTAGAAGATTGGTCAAGGTTTGATATAAACAATAGAACAAAGCACGATGCTTCTATTAGTTCTGGATTAGCTTTAATGGCGTGCAATAAAAATTTATATACTCCAGTTTTTAAAAGACAATTAGAGCAAAAACCTTTAGGTTTTAAAAAGTATGATAACAAAGGATTTAGTTCAAAAATAATAAGATAAATGATTTATAGCAATTACGTAGGTTCGTTTCCTAGTCAGGTAGTATCTGATGAAGAAAAGCAAAGTTATGATTATGGTTACGCCGTAGGACGAGCTATTGAAGGAGAGTGGTTTTCTGGAGATAGAGGTGGACTAGGTAATAGGTATCAAAACAGTTGGTTAAATTTTCATAGACTAAGATTATATGCTAGAGGTGAACAACCTGTTCAAAAATATAAAGATGAATTATCTATAAATGGTGATTTGTCTTATTTAAATTTAGACTGGAAGCCAGTACCTATAATACCTAAATTTGTTGATATTATAGTTAATGGTATGTCTCAAAAAATATTTGACATAAAAGCTTTTGCTCAAGATCCAGAGTCTTTAAAGAAAAGAACAAAGTATGCAGATTCTATAATGAGAGACATGTATGCTAAAGAGATAATACAAGCTACTAATCAAGCTACAGGTATGGATTTCTTTAATAGTAATGATCCTAATAATATACCCGAGAGTCAACAAGAATTAGATCTTCATATGCAGTTGAGTTACAAGCAATCAATTGAAATAGCTGAGGAAGAGGCTATTGAAAACGTTTTAGCTTTTAATAAATATGACTTAATAAAGAAGAGATTAATTCAAGATTTAACAATAATAGGTATAAGTGCTGTTAAAACAGACTTTAATTTAGCCAATGGTGTTACAATAAATTACGTTGATCCAGCTAATTTAGTTTACTCTTACACAGAAGATCCTAATTTTGACGACATATATTACGCTGGTGAAGTTAAGTCTATAAGTTTAGTTGAATTAAAAAAACAATTTCCTGGTTTATCAGAAGAAGAGTTAAAAAAAATAGAAAAATTCCCTGGTGATGCTAATTACACTAGAAACTTTTATTCTCAACAAGATTCTCAAAATCAAATTCAAGTATTGTATTTTGAATATAAAACATATTCAAATCAAATATTTAAAATAAAACAAACAGAGCAAGGATTAGAAAAAGCTTTAGAAAAGCCAGATACATTTAATCCTCAACCAAACGATAATTTCGAAAGAGTAGGTAGAGCTATAGAAGTTTTATATACTGGTGCTAAAATACTGGGCCACGAAATGATGTTAGAGTGGAAAATGTCAGAAAATATGACAAGGCCTAATTCTAATTTAACCAAAGTTAATATGAATTATTCTATATGTGCACCACGCATGTATAAAGGTATGATAGAATCAACAGTTAGCAGAGTAACTGGTTTTGCTGATATGATTCAATTAACTCATTTAAAGTTACAACAAGTGTTGTCTAGAATGGTGCCAGACGGTGTTTTTGTAGATGTAGATGGACTAGCTGAAGTTGATTTAGGTAATGGAACAAACTATAATGCTCAAGAAGCACTTAACATGTACTTCCAAACAGGTTCTATAGTTGGTAGATCTATGACACAAGATGGTGATTTGAATAGAGGCAAAGTACCTATTCAAGAACTACAGACAGGTAGTGGAGGTGCTAAAATACAAAGTTTAATACAAACGTATCAATACTATTTACAAATGATACGTGATGTAACGGGGCTTAATGAAGCAACAGATGCCAGTACTCCTGATGCTCATGCTTTAGTTGGTTTACAGAAAATGGCAGCAGCAAATTCTAACACAGCGCTTAGACATGTAATGCAAGGTGGTTTATATTTAACACTAAGAACGTGTGAAAATATATCATTAAGAATAGCTGATGCTTTAGGATATCCTTTAACCAGAGCTGCATTGATAGACTCTATATCATCTTACAATACAGGCACTTTAGAAGAGTTGCAAGAAAAAAATCTTCAAGATTTTGGTATATTTTTAGAACTAGAACCAGACGAAGAAGTAAAAGCTCAACTAGAACAAAACATACAAATAGCTCTTCAAAGCGGAGGTATAGATTTAGATGATGCAATAGATATTAGACAAGTTAAAAATATGAAACTTGCTAATGCTCTGTTAAAGCAAAAGAGAAAACAAAAAGCAAAACAAGATCAAGCTAATCAACAAGCTAATATTCAAGCACAGGCGCAAGCAAATTCTCAAGCATCACAAGAAGCTATTGAAGCAGAAATGCATAAACAGCAGGCTCTTGCTGAGACTACAATTCAAATAGAAACATCTAAAATGCAACTTGAAATAAAAAAGATGCTACAAGAAGCCGAGATAAAGAAAGGTTTAATGGCTGAAGAGTTTCAATACAATATGCAATTAGCTGGAATAAAATCTAAAGCTGAGACTCAAAAAGAGTCTGAAATAGAAAATAGAAAAGACAATAGAATACAAATGCAAGGTACTCAAGAGTCTAAATTAATAAACCAAAGACAAAACAACACGTTGCCACAGGAGTTTGAATCCGCTGGATTTGATAACTTAGGTGGTTTTGGATTAGAACAATTTGATCCTAGATAAACAATTATCAATTTTTTAATTATATTATATTATGTCAGAAAAAACAAATGAACCTGTTAAACAGGAAGGTGACTTTAAAATGAAGTCAAAGAAAAAAGCTCCAAAAAAGCTAGTAACCCCAGTAGAAACTATAAAAATGGATCTTGCTGCGGTAAATAAAGAAGAACCTATAAAGGTTGATTTAACAAAAAAAGAAAAAACAGATGCCGTTCAAAAGCAAGAAACAGAGAGCAGCGTGTTACGCGAAAAACGATCCGAGGTGGAACTGCAAGCAGTGGGACAAGGAGACGAAAAACCCGTTGAGAATGTTATTAAAGAAATACAAGAAGTAAAAGCTACTGATAAAAAAGTAGAAGAAGTAAAAAAAGAAATAAAAGAAGCTATAAGAGATGAAAAAGTTTTAGGTAAAAAATTACCTGAAAACATTGAAAAGTTAGTTTCTTTTATGGAAGAAATACCTGGTTCAACAATAGAAGATTACGTTAGATTAAATGCTGATTACTCTAATGTTGACAGTGACACTTTGCTTAGAGAGTATTATAAAAACACGCGTCCTCATTTAGAATATGATGAAGTTAATTTTTTATTAGAAGATAACTTTAAATATAATGAAGATGAAGACGAAGAAAGAGATGTTAGAAAGAAAAAACTAGCATATAAAGAAGAAATTGGAAAAGCCAAAAGCTATTTAGAAAGTCTTAAGGATAAATATTATGATGAAATCAAGTTGAGATCATCTTTAAATCCAGACCAACAAAAAGCAACTGACTTTTTTAATAGATATAATGAAGATCAAAGAATGATATCTAAACAACGCGAAGAATTTGAACGCGTAACTAAAGATACTTTTAACGATGAATTTGAAGGTTTCGATTTTGACTTAGGGGATAAAAAATTTAGATACGGCGTAAAAAACAGAACCGATGTTATTGAAAATCAGTTAGACATTACTAATTTCGTTAAGACGTTCTTAAACGAAAAAAATGAACTTACTGACCCAAAAGGATATCATAAAGCCATGTATGCTGCACGAAACTCAGATACCATAGCTAGACATTTTTATGAACAAGGTAAAGCCGACGCTGTTAAAGACGTAGTGGCTAAGTCTAAAAATATTACTACTGAAACAAGAAAAGAAAGTGGTAATAATAGTGGAAATGTTTTTGTTAATGGGTTAAAAGTTAGAGCAATAAGTGGTGCTGATTCTTCTAAATTAAAAATAAAAAGTAAAAAATTTAACTAAAAAAACTTAAAATTATGAGTTTAAACAAACAATTTGGGAGTATAATCCCATCTCAATCACAAGAAATATTAAACAGCAACTACCTACAGTGGACTGATAAGGCTGGTGCTGATTTTGTAGATTTTGCACAGCAATATCTACCTGAAGTATATGAACAAGAAGTAGAGCGTTATGGAAACAGAACGTTATCTGGATTCTTAAGAATGGTTGGCGCTGAAATGCCAATGACTTCTGATCAAGTAATTTGGTCTGAACAAAACAGACTACACATTGCATATGACGGACTTACGCCTGCTTATGGAACTAGTAACGTTATTGCATTTACTGGAACACCAGCTGATGTAATAAATGTTATTTCTGTTGGAGCAACTGTTGTAGTAATGGACAATTTTGGAGCTGAAGTAAAATGCTATGTTAGCGCGTCAGTTCCTGGTGCAGCTGGAACAGGGCAAATAACTGCTTTACCTTATACGGCTAACACTATTGAGCTTGCTGGATTATCAGGTGTTGTTAAAGTATTTGTATATGGTTCTGAATACAAAAAAGGTTCTTCTACACCTAATTATTCAGCTACTCAAACAGATGGATACATTAGTGTTGATCCTCAGTTTACTCAATTTTCTAACTCACCTATCATAATCAGAAACAAATACGTTGTAAACGGATCTGATATGGCTCAAATCGGTTGGGTTGAAGTTGCAACTGAAGATGGAACTTCTGGATATTTATGGTATTTAAAAGCTGAATCTGAAACAAGATTACGTTTTGAAGATTATTTAGAAATGTCATTAGTATAAGGTGAAGTTGCTACTGGAGCTGGTGTAGTTGCTGCTAAAATTAATGGTACAGAAGGTATGTTTGCTGCTATTTCAGAAAGAGGTAATGTGAATACAGGATTTACTGCTGCTGCAGGAATTGATTCTTTTGATGCTATTTTGAAAAATTTAGATACTCAAGGAGCGATTGAAGAAAACATGTTATTTTTACAAAGACAAACTGCTTTGGATTTTGACGATATGTTAGCTTCTATTTCTGGTGGATACGCTGGAGGTACTGCTTTTGGATTATTTGAAAATTCTGAAGAAATGGCTTTAAACTTAGGTTTTAGCGGATTCCGTAGAGGATCTTACGACTTCTATAAGACAGATTGGAAATACTTAAATGACGCTTCTACAAGAGGCGCTATGGTAGGACCTTCTTCTATTGAAGGTGTATTAATTCCTGCTGGAACTTCTACAGTTTATGATCAAATTCTAGGAACAAACATTAGAAGACCATTCTTACACGTGCGTTACAGAGCGTCTCAAGGAGATGACAGACGTATGAAGTCTTGGTTAACTGGTTCTGCTGGTGGTGCATTTACATCTGATCTTGATGCTATGGAAGTAAACTTCCTATCTGAAAGATGTTTAGTTGTACAAGCTGCTAACAATTTCGTATTGTTCAAAGGATTATAAGAATCCAAAATTAATGTAATTTTTACCCTCGTTTTATTAACGGGGGTAATTATTACTTTTATCAATTATTTAATTATATTATATTATGAAAAAAGAAAACACACAAAAGTGGGACATAAAAGATAGAAGATATATTCTTTCAAACAATAAGGAGCCACTTACATATACTATACCGTCTAAACACACAAAAAAACATGCTTTATTGTTTTTTGATGAAACAACCGGTAAACAAAAAGAAATTAGATATGCAACTAATCAAGATTCTCCATTTGTAGAAGAACAAAAAGGAGAAGCAACGTTAGGTCATATTATATTTAAAGATGGTGTTCTTATGGTGCCAAAAGAAAAACAAAATCTACAAAGATTGCTTTCGCTATACCACCCATCAAGAAATAAAAGTTTTTATGAATACGATCCAGTTGAAGTAGCTGTAGATGAATTAGATTTATTAAATCTACAAGTAGATGCTCTTAACGCTGCTAGAGAGGTAGATATAGATACAGCTGAGGCTATAATGAGAGTTGAAATAGGATCTAAGGTATCTACGATGAGTTCTAAAGAACTTAAAAGAGATTTACTTATATTTGCTAGATCAAACCCGCAGTTATTCATAGAACTTGTAAGTGATGATAATGTTCAGCTAAGAAATGTGGCTATAAAAGCTGTCGAAGCTAAAATAATATCATTGTCTCAAGATCAAAGATTTTTCACTTGGACATCAAACGATAAGAAACTAATGTCAGTTCCTTTTGATGAAAACCCTTACTCAGCTATGGCTGCTTTCTTTAAAACAGATGAAGGTGTAGAAATATTTAAATCTATCGAGAAAAAGTTTAAATAACATGTAATACTAATATAGGGCTCGTTCACTCGGGCCCAATATTATAATAAAAATACTAAAATGGCGATAAACGTAGATCAAGTTTATAAAACAATCTTGTTAATCATAAACAAAGAGCAAAGAGGTTATTTAACTCCTTCAGAGTTTAACAAGCTAGCAACTCAAGTTCAACTAGAAATAGTTGATACTTATTTTGAGACTATTAATCAGCAAATGCGTGTGCCACAAAATGATAGTGAATACGGTGATAGATATAAAAACGTACAAGAAAAACTAGATGTTTTTAAAACCATAGGCTCTTGTGCTTATACAGCACCTAATAATACAGTTCCAGGTTATTTTACAACCCCCTCTTCTTCAGGTGTAGCATCAGGAACTCAAACTATAGCTACCTTAACAAGTGAGGTATCATACCCTCTTACAACAATAACTCAAGCTCAAGTTGAAACTAGTTCTGTTTTTGTAACTTTAGAAACACCAACAGGTAGTGCTGGTACTGCTTACGCCAACTTCACTATAACAGGTGGCGCGCTTCAGTTAACTTCAGGCGCTATAGCTACCGGTAATACATTAAGAATAGTTTTATATCCAAAAGATTTTTATAAACTAGGTACTGTTTTTTATAAAGAAGATAGAGCCGTTGAGATGGTTAGAAGAAACGAATTAGCATTAATGAAACTATCTCCAATAACAAAGCCTTCAGAATACTTTCCTGTCTTTGTGTATGAAAACTCAAGAATAATAATACACCCTCAAACTATAAACTCATCTATTGAAGCCACATATATAAGAAAACCATCTGACGTGATTTGGAATTTTTCTTCTACAGCTGGTTATTATGTTTGGGATCCAGCTAATTCTGTTGATTTTGAATTAGATATAACAGAACAAACAAATGTTATATTACAAATATTACAATATGCAGGTATTATTATAAAAGATCCTATGATAATTCAAGCAGCTACAGCAGAAATACAGCAGGAAAAACAAAACGAAAGAAACTAATATAACATGGCAATACAACCAACAAACGATGGACTTATAACTGAAAATGCTCAGCAATATTACTCTGGCGCTCAAGGATTTAGAGCTTTATCTAATAATGCTAATGAACAAGAATTTGTAACAACTTTTAATACAGAATTATATTTAGGTAGTTGGAATCAAAGTAATGTTAATTACGGTTTAAATAATTTTAAAGTATACACTAGTCAAACAGGTTTACCTAATTCTTATACAGAATGGTTAACTGAAATGTCAGTTGGCTCTGACAATAGAACCTTAAAACTAGCTACCGGACCAGGTTCTAACGCTTATGTTGTTGTTCAATTAACCATATTAACAGGCGGTAATTACGGTCAAACAGAAGCTCAAAAAGCATATGGTGAAGCTACTGAAGATAATTATGGTAGTTATCAATACGTTAAGCTAAACGATATTATAAACAATTTTCAAGTTGGATACGTTGGTCAAGATAAAATATTACCACGCGTAAAAAGAAGTGATTTAATATTTTTTGCTAAAAGGTCAATGCAAGAATTTAGCTATGACACATTAAAAAGTATTAAGTCAGCAGAACTAACTGTTCCACCAACCTTAACATTAGTGTTACCACAAGATTATGTTAATTATGTTAGATGTTCTTGGATAGATAATTTAGGTGTTAAACATATAATATATCCAACAAATAATATAACCACAAGCCCTTATTACACTCAAATTCAAGACTCTACAGGTATACCAACTCAAGATAATTTTGGCAATGATATAGAAGGAACTTCAATAACTCAAGATAGATGGCATAACTCTGACTCTAATTTAGTAGATGGAGTTGTTCAGACCGGTAGTGATTTTTCGGAATCAGACTGGTATGGCTATGGTTATGGTTGGGGTATAACTGGCGGCTACGGATACGGTCAGTTATATGGTATGGACCCTCAAGTATCACAAGGTAATGGTTGGTTTAATATAAACGAAAGAGAAAATAAACTCTCTTTTTCTAGCAACTTAGTTGATAAGTTAATTGTTCTTGAATACGTATCAGACGGATTAGCTTATGATTTAGATAGCAGAGTACCTAAAATGGCTGAAGAAGCTATGTATGCCGCTATATTATATTCATTAGTATCTGGAAGAATAAATCAACCAGAATATGTAGTACAAAGATTAAGAAAGGATAAAATATCTAAACTAAGAAATGCTAAAATAAGGTTATCAAATATAAAAATAGATGAAATATCTCAAGTAATGAGAGGTAAATCTAAATGGATTAAACACTAAAATAATGCATCATCATAATTTTCCTAAATTATTTCCAAAAGCCCACGCTAGAAAGTCTAGAGGAGGAAACACTACTTATACTACAGGTGAACAAGGTAATTATAAATTTCATGACAAGCCTCAATTTAAAAACCATAAACCATCTAGTCATTTAATGGCTGATGACAATAAAAACAGCGCTTGGGCATCTATATATAGAGATGAAAATGGTGGTTGGTCTAACCAAACTTACGATCAAGCTGTTGAAAGAAAAGAAGTTTATAGCTTTAAAGGTAAAAATGCTAGAAATAAAATGATTGAATTTGCTAGAAAAGGTAATTGGAAAAAATAAAAAATTAACAAATGGCAGAAGCTAAAAACAGTTTCATTAAGTCTAGAATGAACAAAGACTTAGATGAAAGATTAATTCCAAATAACGAATACAGAGATGCTTTAAATATAGCTGTATCTAGATCAGAAAGTAGTGATGTTGGCGCTGTTGAATCTATATTGGGTAACTCTTCTACAGCTGTAAAGCCTGAAAGTAATCACCATATAATAGGTCTTTACTCTGATGAAACAAATAATAAATTATATTATTTTAGAACAAACCACGCTAACACCAAGGAAAACGCACCTTTATCTGCTATTTGCACTATAGGTTATTTAAATACATTAAACAACACGAACGTGGTTTTAGTTGAAGGTTCTTTTTTAAACTTTTGTAGCGAAGACTTTGTAAACGGTATAAGCTTAATTGAAAACCAATTGTTTTTTACAGACAATAGAAATCAACCAAGAAAAATAAACGTAGAACAAAAGTTAGGTTATTATACAAATGAAGATCAAATATCTGTTGCTAAATTTGCACCATACACACCACCTTCTTTTATTAACTTAAGAGCAGGAGCTTCTTATTATGCTAACTTTATAAATACAATAAAGCCTTCTACAATGTCGGATGCTCAAGATCCACCAATTGTACAAATAGGTATATACAAATTATCACAGAACAACTTAAGTGTTAAAAAATATAGAAATGGCGATGTAATACCAGAGTCAACTACGTTGTCTGATTGGAATCAAAAAAATACAAATCAAATAGGTTCTTGGTGTTATTATGCTAATTATAACGGTAACGGTATAACGTATGGTCTTCTTTATAACAAATGGGCTGTTATGGATGCTAGAGGTTTAGCTCCAATTGGTCACACTATACCTTCATTAGCTGATTGGAATAATATTATTTTAGCAGGAACAACAAATGCTAATTTATATAAAAGCACTGATTTGTGGAGTACAGGACCTGGAAGCAATCAAATAGGTTCAGATGTTTTACCTGCTGGATTTAGAAACAATACAACTACTAGTTCAGATGGATTTATTAACTTAACAACAGAATCTAGATTTTGGACAAGTGACGCTATATCAAATAGTAATGCTCCTTATATTAAATTTGATAACTCAGCAACTATTGACGTATCTGGTACGTCACCTACTGTTGACGGTTATTCTGTTAGAGTTTTAAGAGATCAAAACTACACAGGTTGGAACGGTGATCCAGATTATTTATCAGATAAATTTGTAAAATTCTCTTACAGGTTTAAATTTGATGATAACGAGTATTCTACTGTAGCTCCTTTTAGTCAAGATGTTTTTATACCTTATCAAGAAGGTGAGTTCGTTAATGACGACGAAAACCAAGCTTTTATATCTAGTGTTGTTGAATTCATGCAAAACTCTATTAACAATGCCGTATTAAATATAGAATTACCTTGTATTGATATAGTAAATAAGTACAAAATAAAAGCTATTGATATAATTATCAAGCAATCAGACATGCAGGCTTATCAAGTTATAGAAACAGTAAAAGTAGGTTCTAACTTTATATCAAGTCTTAATAATACTAATATTTATCAATACTCTTATGAATCAACAATTCCGATTCAAACTTTACCTGATAGTCAGTCAACTAGGGTTTTTGACAAAGTACCTGTAAAAGCTTTAGCTCAAGAATCTACTGGTAATAGAATCATGTATTCAAACTACTTAGAAAGCCATAGTGCACCTAATGGCTTAGACTACTACGTAGGTATTGGTAATAAAAGTCTACAGCAGTTTGTTGAGTACCCTCAGCATTCATTAAAACAAAATAGAAATTATCAAGTTGGTATAATACTTGTTGATAAATATGGAAGACAGACAGATGTTATTCTTTCTAATTATGATGGTATTTTAGATGAAAATGGAAACCCACAACCAGGTTCTAACTATTATAGTGATTATAAACCAGTAAGTTGGAGTAGTTTACAATTACCAGCATGGACTGGAGACACGTTAGAATTAAAATACTTACAACCTATACCAGAAGGTGATATAGGTATTAATGGTTACCCTGGAGCCTACGCTGTTGGTAATTACTATGAGGTTGATACAGAATCAGCTAGTTCACCAAGTGCTTTATATGCTTATTTCCATAGTATAGGAACACAGTGCATTATACCCACAGCTTTACAAACTGTTTTTAATACAGTTATAGTTTACGCTGATGCAACTGCTTCTTCTAATACTTTTAATGTATATGTAGACTCAGGCAATGGATGGATACTACAAAACCCTTCAACAACTCCGCCAACTTATACTGTTTCAGATAATTCTGGTAGTGTTAGAGTAACCTTTAACTCAGGTCTTGCGGTTAATCAAGTTGTTAAGTTTGAAGTTCTTTATACTAATAATAAATACTATAAGTACGCAACAGGAGCTGCCTCTAGCACAACTAGACCTCTTTTTCCTAATTTTCCATCTCAATATTCAAAATATTATTCTGTTGGTAAAAAGTTAAAAGGATTATATATAGATTATACAGAAATAAATAGTGTAACACCTATATCTGATTCTAATGGTGTTAGAGCTGTAACTTTTCTAACAAAACAAGAAGTTGATACTAATTATCTTTTTGACGAAACACCTACAACTAGACCTGAGCCTTCTAAATTAAATCAAAAAAACACTTATGCTACTTATGATATAAATGTTTTAGGTTTTTATATTTACAAATCAGCGGTAAAACAACAACAACAGGACTACTATAATGTGTATCTCCCTGGTATTGTGAATGGTTACCCAATTAGCGGTGAAACTTTAGAACAAGGTGAAATAGCATTTACTACACTAATAAGTGACAACATAAATAAAGTTCCTAGAAACTTACAGGATGTAGGCCCTAATCAAGAACAGTTTACTAGTGACGTAACAATGTGGCCTAGAGTAACTAATATGCCAGAAGTTGTATCTACTACAATTACGTATTCTACTTTTAACAAGCAAGTAGATCCTGAAGCTTCTGCAGATCAAGTAGATTTAGTAGGTGGATTAAAAGATATATTTCCAGGTTTAGTAAGTACTGCTGCTGTGCCTGCAATTCAAACTGGAGAAGTTAATCCTTTTTCTATATACAATTTTAGTACTAAACCTTTTGTTGCTAAAATAGCAACGCAAAAATCAGTTGGACTAGGTGAGTCAGCTTATACAGCTCCATCAACAAACAATGGTAACTACCCGTATTCACCAGACATGGGATTAGCTGTATATGAAACATCACCATACGTATCTCCATTAGAGTTGTTTTATGAGTCATCTACTGCTGATTTAATTTCAGCTTTAAACTTAGATATAGAAAACGAAAACACAAATATAACAGGCGTAAGTCCTTTTACATATGTATTTGAAGAAAGCTTTGCTTTAGGAACACAAATAACTTCAGACTTTTACCCAGTAGCTAGCGGTGCAAACTTAGTAGACACTACACTATCGTCTTCAATACCATTTACCTGCTTTAGTTATTTTCCACAAAATTCTGGCGCTAGTGCTGGTTCATTAGATACTAACACTCCACAAGACGGAAGATTTGTATTAGAGACCGGAACTCAAACAGGTAGTTATAGAATTAAAACAAATGATAGGTTTTATGCTGGTTCTTCTACAGAAAACGAGGATGTAACGAATAGAGGTAAATTTTTATTTACTATTAATTTTGTTCAATCAGATGGTACAGAGGTTTCACAACAATTAACGCTTCAACTAGCTAACTCTGCACCTGTTTGCTCACCTTCAATTGTTTCTTTAACAACAGTTACACAGTCAACTCAAACTTTAGTTGACTATACATCATCTAACGGCGGAAGAAATGGTTCTGCTAGAAACGTAAACTTAAATGACTCAACACCAGTAGGAACAACTTTTGGATCTGCTAATCTTACATCAGGTTGGACAATTGATAGAATAACTAAAACAGCAGCTACTACAGGTAACGTGCAAGTTATAACTACAACTAGCACGCCTGACATTAGTGATGTTGTTAAAACTTATCAAGGCACAGATGATTTTCCAACAGCTCAACAAGGTCAATTTGGAGCTATTGGAGGAAGTGATGATCAAGCTAACTTTATTCTACAATCAAAAACTGATATAAATGGTAACATGCCAGGTTTTATGAATGAAGCTGGTTTTTCATATCAAATTTATATGAATTTAACCGACACATTAGGAGCTCAAAGCACGCAAATAGATAATGCTAATAGTGCTTTAATAACATATTCTGTTGATGCAGCTACTTTTATAGGTAAAGTTATAGTGCTACCCTATAACAACAATGATGCTACAAGCTCTCTTAGTGGAAACGGTATTACTGTTAATAACGGTGGTTCAAGTGCTGCTAGGGTTAATCGTTATCAAATACAAAACTGGACAGATCAAGATGTTTATATATATATTGAGGCCGCTGTAGTTACTAGTACTACGGCGCAAAGTACATCTGTAGTAACTCAAAGCTCCACAACAGGTAAGTTTGGAAACGACACTACAACTGTTACTGCAAGTACCGCTAATGGTTTTCCATACTTTTCATCACAAAGCGTATATAACGTAAACGCAAATACTCAAGCAGCTAGTAACACAACTTTTACAAATAATTTAGGTAATAGTGCTGGTCCAATTAGTAGGTTTCAATGTATTAAACTTCAACGCTTTAATCCACAAGGCATAACAACACCAAATTTAAATATAAATCAAAGAAATGTTGGTTTTCAAGATATTATACTAGGCGGTGTTAGACCTGGTCAAAAAAGCACAGTGCAAAACAACTTGTATAAATATGATTTTTCAGCTTGTGCTGTTGCTAATTTTCCAATTTCTATGTTTCCTGGAACAAATGCTAATACAACTGGTAGTTTTTCCCTTAGTTGGTCTCACTCATCAGGTCAAACAACGCCTTCGAGTTCTGTTAACCAATTAACATACGTTAATAATGTTTCACCTCCATTTTATACAAATCAAAGTGGAGTAGCGCCTGGGTATCCAACCGTTTTACCTATACCTGCTGGACCTAATTAAAAAATAAATAAAACAAGTGATTATATAATAATATGGCATCAATACCTGTTAAATACTATAATACCTTTGTGTTGAAAAAATTTGCACAAGGAGACGTTAACGCTGCTTTTAATTGGTATGTTGAAGAATCTAGAATAAAAGGTGGTTATAATAATGTGCAAACCGGTTTAGCTCCTAGAGCTTTTTTAAGAGCTGAAAGCAATAGACAAGAAACACTAAGCAATTCTATAATATACTCCGGTATATTAAACTCTAGAACAGGTATAAATCAAACTAATCAATTCCCTTCTGGTGAAGACATTACTAGAACAGTAGACCCTAGCAAAGGTTCTATACAAAAACTTTATGCAGAAGATACTAATTTAATTATTTTTCAAGAAAATAAAGTAAATAGAGCTTTAATAGATAAAGACGCTGTTTACACACAAGAAGGATTACCTATGCAAACAACATCTAATGTTGTAATAGGTGCAATACAACCTTACGCTGGTGAATTTGGTATTTCTAAAAACCCTGAATCATTTGCTGTCTATGGTTATAGAAAGTACTTTACAGATGCTAGCCAAGGAGCTGTTTTAAGACTATCTAGAGATGGTATAACAGAAATATCAGCTAATGGTATGTATGATTTTTTTAGAGATCAATTTGCTACATTAGGTACAGGTCGATCTGTTGGTGGTTGGGATATTCACAATAAATGTTACACGTTATCAATACAACCATCTATTGGTTCTAGTTTTGAAACTTTAAGTTTTGACGAAATAGCCAAGGGTTGGGTTAGTAGATATAGTTATAAACCAAATTTATTTTCAAATGTACAGAATAATTTTTATTCTACAAAAGATGGTGGTATATACTTACATTATGTTAGCAGTGTAAATAGAGCTAATTTTTATGGCACTGGAAGTAGTTCCACTGTTACCACTGTGTTTAACACTAATCCTTCTTTAGTTAAAAACTTTCAAACAATAAATTACGAAGGCGCAGGTAATTGGGAGTTAACTAGTATTTCTACTGACTCTGACGACTCAGCTAACAGTATAAAACCATTTGCTCAACCTACAAGCTTAGTTGAACTAGATAATCAATTGTTTAAAAACGAATTTAAAAGAAAAGAAAATAAATATTTTGCCAATTTAGTTAACACATCTAGTTTTAGTCAAGGTGAAGTAACCCCTCTTTTCTTAGGTGGTAACACAACTAACTGGTCGATATCTGGAATTAAAGGTTTTACAGCTCAAGCGTTGCTTACAGCAACAAATAATGCTGGATCAGGTAATAATGAATTATTTGCTGTTTCAACAAATTATAAAGAATCTTCTTACTAAAAACTAAATGATACAAATTAAAAATATAGATATAAACTTATATTTTGAAAAAATAAACGATTGGTTTAAGCATTATAATAAAGTAGATTTAAATATAAAACTATTACCTAAAGGAAAAGAGTATTGTTTAGGTGCTTTTGTTAATGATAAAATTATAGCATGTACATTTATATATACAACAAACTCGTGTGTTTGGTATTGTGATTTTTTAATAGCAGATTATAGATATAGAAATAACAATAGAAATAAAGTTTTATTAAAACTAATAAATGAAGCCGTAGAGTCTTCGTTAAAAAAAGGAGCAGAGGCTGTATGGTGCACAACACCTTATGAATCTGTTTTAGAAAAATTAAAAGAATTAAAATATAGTGTATCCAATAAAAAACACTATATAATATGTAAAAACAAATAAGTATGGGAGCAGTTAGTGGAATAACCAGCATAGTTAGCGGTGTTGGTGGTATGGTTCAGGCTAATCAAGCACAAAAGCAAGCTAAAGGAGCTATGAATAATGCTAGAAACGAAAAGAAAAGACTACAAGCAGAGTTAGAGTCTTTAGAAAACAGTAGACAACCTATTATAAATCCATATGCTAATGTTGAAGATACTACTGGTAACTTAAGTAATACCTACGCTAACCTAGGTGTTGCTACTCAGGCTGCTGAATTTCAAGCGGAGCAAGCTGAAATATCTTTATCAAACACTTTAGATACATTAAGAGCCACAGGCGCTTCTGCAGGTGGTGCAACAGCTTTAGCTCAAGCGGCTTTAGCTAGTAAAAAACAAATATCAGCTAGCTTAGAAATGCAAGAAGGTGCTAACCAAAAACTTTTTGCTAAAGGAGAAGAACAGTTGCAAAGGTTAAAAATGGCAGAAGATCAAAGGCTTCAAAACGCCGATGTAATGGGTAAACAGTTTGTGTTTGGTCAACAAGATAAAAGAGAAATGCAAAGACTAAACAGAAAAGCTGGTCAACTAGATAATGCCACAGCTGATTTAAGACAAGCAGAGGCTACTTATGCTTCAGCAGAAGCAAATAAACAAGGAGCTTTATTTAGCGGTATTACTGATGTATTATCAGGAGGTGGAGATTTGTATGCTAATAGAGATAACCTTTGGGGTTAAAAAATATAAAAATATAAAAAATGAGTTACGAAAATCCACAAAGATTATATACGGGAGACACACCAGCTGGAGCTTATTTGAAGCAGATTCAAATGCAGCAAAATCAAAGAGATGCTGAAGAAAAGCAAAGAAAAGCTGACGATTTAAGAAAGCAGGCTGAAGAAAAACAGCTTATTCAAAGAATGCAAAGAGTTCAAGGTGATGCTGACGTTTGGAACTTAGAGCAGATGAGTAATTTGGCTACTGCTCCAAAAACTAGCGCTATACAAGATGAATTAATGAAAACATTAAATAGTAGAATAGATATAGCAACTCAAGCACAAATATATTTAAAAACACAATTTGGTGATAGTGAAAAAAGAAACTCAGCTAAAAAAGCAATACAAGATTATTACGATTTACTTAACTTAACATCAAAGACAACTAAGAACTTTGTTGCAACTGGAGATTACTGGAAAGAAAACGCACCTCAAATAGGTAAAAAAATAACTATACTAGGTGACACTCCTGAAGAAATAGCAAACAATCAGTTTTTAGTAAATGCTCTTGGTGGTATATACAGTAACGCAAACTTTGAAATGGTTTATGACGAAGATAAAAACGACATAATGGTAAAAGTTTCAGGTAATGAACCACAAAGATTACAGAATGGTAAACTAATAGAAGGAGATTATAGAGAAAAATATATAAGCGCTAGAGCATGGGACGCTAATGTTGTTCAAGGAGATAATTTTTCTTTTATATCTACAGTTCCACAGTTAGTAAACGAATCTATAGAAATGATGAAACCAGCTGATAAAACTAAAAACGGCAATGGTTTAGGTATAGTAGGTTCTAACGGTCAATTTGCTAATAAGTACTGGTCTGATCCTGTTATATTTAGAGATAAAATACAAATAGAAGGCAGTAAAAGAAGTAGAAGAACTGAAGAAATAAGATCTTATTTAAATATGGATTTAGTTAAACAGGACATGGAATCTATATTAACCTCAAAAATTAAAGGCGTTACTTCAAATGTTCAACAAGCAGCCAACGGATGGAATGTTGATCTTAAAAAACTTGACGAAGGAATAGAGAACGATTATCAAACTCTTCAACCTTCAGAACAAGAATATAAAGATGCTTTGTTTCAACAAATAATGGAAGCAAGAACAAATGGTTTAGTTCAAGACAGTCAAGGTAGGTGGTATAAAGCTCAAAATAAAAGTATAACACAACCTTCAGGTGGCAGTAGTTCTGGGAAAACTATAACACCACCAGGATATAGATCACAATATTATGACAATATAATAATGGCTAGTGGCGAAAACAATGAAGATGCTATTATAGAAAATTTAACTAAAATAACCGGTCCTAATAGTAGGTACATGAGTAGAGAAAAAGCTTATTCATACTGGCTTAAAGCTCCTAAAAATAGTAAATTTCCAAATGGCTCAACTAATGCAGAATACTATGAAGATAAAGACGAAGATCCAAGAAGTGCTTTTAATAAAAAGCTACCTAAAGATGGTCTTTACAAATACGTCAATGGTGAGTTAAGATACGCTGGTGATTATAATCTTAATAGCGCTGAAGAAAGATTTAATTTTGCTTTAGATAATTCAACTTCAGCTGAAAGAAAAATAATAGATAAATCCGGATTAAGACTAAAAGCTATAAAAATAGATTGGATGAGTAATAACCCTATGAGAGGCATGGAGACGCCAGAAGGGTACGCTTTAAGAATGAATGAAGCTTTAAAAATAAAAAAATAAATGGAAATATATATTCTACCTAACGGACAAGAGATAGATTTATCTAATTATTCTCAACAAGAAAAAATACTGTGGCTTTCAGAAAACACTGGTGCTAAGTTAAAAAAAGAACAGGGCATTGCAGCGAGTGCAAATGCGATGCCATCAAACATGTTTGCACAGGAGCAAAATGGGGAATTAGTTTCGGAAAATACTTTATCGGTATCTCCAGGTAGTTTAGATATAAATAATTTTCAATATTTTAATGAAGACCCAAAGGAAACAGAAGAATTAAGTAACTCAATAGGTTCTGCTTTAGGTAAGTATAATAATAACGAAAAACCTAGCGTTAATAGGTTTGGACTATATGAAGACCAAAATATTCAATTAGCTATAGACGGAAACTTTATAAACGAAGAAGATTTAATAAACGCTGGATATAAAGATGATCCTTCTGGTTTGTCATCTATAAAACCCATAACTACAGAGCAAAGATTAACAGCTAGAAACAAAATAGCAACATATCAAAGCAAAAGTGAAAATGAAATATCTTCCTACGTAGATATTTTAAAACTAAATGAACCATACATATATGAAGATAAAAGTTCCAATGATGAGTTTGTTAATGAAATATACGGTGACGTAGAATTAGATGGATTTAACACTACGGATTTTGATGGATACATGGAATCTAAAGGTTATAAAAATGACTTAAAAAGATTTTTAGAATTAGAAATGGATACTAAGTCTTATGGTACTAATATTGATACTGAGCTTTCTTACGAGCAAAAAAAGCTGCAGTATCTTAATATGTATATAAACGACCAAATACAGAGAGATATAAAACAACAACAGTTGATGTATCAAGCTGAAACAGGTATTTATCCTAAACTAAAAGGTGTTAAGTTTAATTTATCAGAAGGTAATATAAAACTTCAGAATTATGAAAACTATTTAAGACAAGATTTTCCCGTTTTATCTTCTAAAATGCAAGCCGTTGATGAAAAAAATCAAGTAGAGTATCAAAAATTAATAAATTCTGACGGAAACATAGGCGCTGGTCAGTTTCTTTTAAATGTAGGTGGTAATGGCTTAAATGGTTTATCCGACGCTATATCTAAATTTAGCGCATCTGTATACGGTTCGTTGCCAGGCGATTATTTTGAAGGCATAGCTGAGCAAACAAGACAAGAGTTGCTGTTAGAGGAAATGGGTTTAGATACTGATGGAACATTTTATACGGGCCCAGGTAGATTTGTTAGTGGAATAGGAAAATCTATAATAGATAAAGACACAGGTACTAAATATTTAGTTACAGAAAATGGTAGAATTTTTGATAAAGATAGATCTTTAGATGCAACTAATTTTTTAAGTCAAGAAAAAGCAAGTCAAATAAGAAAAGAAGCTAGAGAAAGAGGTGTAAAAGATAACGCGTTTAGTGTTCTTGGTGCTTTTGATTCTGGAGCCAACGTTGTTGGTGATTTATTATTTCAAATAGCTTTGACAAGAAGTATTGGTAATGGTGTTAGATCTGTTGGTGGTTTCACTGCAGGTCTAGGTGTTTTGGGAAAAACAAAAGGTTTTTTAAAATCTATTCCTATTAAAAAAAGTATGGGAGACGCTATAATAGGTCAATCTACACTAGGTTTTTCTAGAGGATATGAAGAAACATTATCTCAAGCTAGAAAAATGGGATTAAATGATAACGAAGCTTCTGAACTAGCAGCTATAGCATCTGTTCAAACAGGTATACTATATGCTTTAACAGCCCCAATATCTCCTCAAACTAAAGCAACAGACGCTATATTTGGTAAATTAAAAAATTCAAACGTAGTAGGTAATGCTTTAAAAGAATACACTAAAAAAGGTAAAAAAGGTTTTTTAGACTACTTTAGAACCGGTAAGATTGGTACGCTTGTAAACATAAGTGGAGAAGGAATCAAAGAAGTGTTTCAAGAAAATGTTCAACAGTCAGGTGAAATGTTTGTTGTAAACAAAAACATAAATGATAGAGCCGCTAGAAAAATAATGAAAGATACTATAAGTCTTCAAGATTTTATAGACACTACTGTTTTATCTTTCTTTGCTGGCGCTATAGTACCTGGCGCTGGAGTTACTTTAAATTTAGCTAAAAAAACAGCTAGAGATATGTTAGGTATGTCTAATGTAGATAGATTTAATAATTTAAGTTATCTATCATATAATAAAGAAAAAGTAAAAAGCTTGTTAGCTACTCAAGTTGAACAAGGTATATATACGCAACAAGAAGCTGATCAGGTTATTGAGGAAATGAATGTTTTTAATGATAACATAAACAGAATGCCTCAAGATCTGTCTGCAGACGCTGCTACAGAGATTTTAGAAGATGTTAACGAGGTAGGTAAACTTAGACAACAAAGAAAAACAGAAAGCCCATCTTTTCACGCTGAAACAGATAAGAGAATAAAGGAGCTAGATGATAAAATACAAAGAGCGTATTATAATGATATAACTAAAAGAAAATCTGGTGTTATAGCTAAAGCTATAAAAAAAGGTGTTATAAAAAATATTTCTTGGAATGAATTTGAATCTACTGATAAGGTAGTTGATTTTTTAGTTAATGAATTAAACTACACTAAAGCTAAAGCTATACAAACAGCTTCTAAATACGGTATTACTGTTCAAAGAGATGGAAAACAGTACATACTTATAAACAACGAGAAGTCTGCTAAAGATGGTAAAATAACTGTTAAAGAGCATGAGTTTTTACATGCTGTTATATATGAAACTATAAAAAACGATACTGAAGCACAAGTGTTATTAGGTAAATCTTTATTAAGTGAAGTTTTAAAACTACAAGATAAGATAAACTCAACAGACTCAGATGAAAAAGCGCTTCCAGAAGAGTTTCTTCAAGATTATGCTGGTTATATTACTTTTTATGATAAATTAATAAAAGGTCTTGATCTAGATTTAAAATCTGGAATTATAAATAAAATAGAGTATGACAATAAAGTAAGTCAAGCTATAGGTAATCAATGGGAAGAAGTACTAACACTGTATTCAGATGCTATAACAGTAGGAGCTGTTAGTTATGATCAAGACGCTATGACTAGACTGGGAGATGTGCTTAGGCAAGTCTTGCAGTTTTTAGGTATAAAAGATATAAAGTTTTCTAGCGCTAAAGATGTCTATAATTTTATAAAAGACTACAACAGTAGTATAAACAATAGAATACTGAGCATAGATAAAAACAAATCAATAAAAAGACTAGCTACTAAAGGAGCAACTATAGACAAAGAAGCATTAAAAACTGAAATTAAAAAATCAGAAAATAAATTTAAAAAAGAAGCTCCTAAAAAACCTATACTTGATAGAGAGCCAACCATAGATGAAATACAAGAAATAGAAGATATTTACAATTTTGATGAAAAGTTTTCTTTAAAACCAAATAGAAGATATACTCAAGACGAATTTCAAGCTGGTATAAATTCTTTATATAATAAAAATAAATGGGAAAAACCTAGCGGTATTGATGCTGTTCTTTATGACGTGTTAAGTAACTATGAGAAAATAATACTAGACAAATCTTATTCAATGTATAGTCAGTTACCTGATTATAGTTCTGAAGATATGCTGGCAGAAACAACTATAGCTTTAATTCCACATATAAGAAATTTTAATAAAGAGTTTCTACAATTAAGAAGTAAAAAAAGAAAAGAACTACAAGACAAAGGCTTATCATCTAGCGAAATAAATAGCGCTTTAAACAAATTAGATGAAAAAGGTTACACTAACAGTAAGGATGTAGTTGTAAAAGAAAACAATAACCTTAACGGTTGGATAAACAGTCAGTTAAGAAACAAAATGAAAGTTGCTCTTAAGTCTGGAAATGTAACTAGCCAACAATATACAGACGAAATAGATGAAAAAACAACTTCTATAGAAACCACTAGTCCTGATATTTTAGATCAAGAAAAACAAGAGTTTGAAAAAAATCAAGATGAACTCGTGGTTTTACTTAAAAATCCTAATTTTGGTTTTTCAAATAAAGATGGTGAACCTATATTAATAGAAGGTGTACCTGTTGGCGGTGACTTTGCTATAACAGCTGAAGATCCATCTATAGCTGTTAATAGAAAGCTAAAAACAGTTAGTGATCCAGCTATAAAGTCTCAATTAGAACAAGAAAAAAGAGATTTAAAAAGAGGTTTAGAGTTAGAATCAAAAGAGTCTTTAAGCAACGATGAGGTAAAAGAATTAAAAGAATTAAAATCTTTTAAAACTTATAGTTTAGCATCTGGTGGTATGATAAAAACATATAAAGCTTATTCTGAACAAATAAATCCAGCTGCAATAATAGCCGCTGAAGTTAGAAAAGAAATAATATCTTCACCTAACATAGAAACTTTAAATTTTAGATCTTTTAAAAATAAACTAGCATTACTTTCTCAAACACTAACTAGAAGAATGACTTTTCAAAACAGTAAAGAACTAGAGTCTTTTATGTTTAATAACTGGAAACTAATATGGGATGTTATAAATAACCCTATAGATCCAGTTACAGGTGAGTCAACTTATGCTATAAAAAAAATACCACCTAGATTAAAACAAACAAATGATAAAGGTTTTCCTATAAAAACCAAAGATGTAAACGTTGCTAGTTTTTTACAAAACTACTTTGGTTTAGATGAAGCTACTAGAATAATACAAACTTTTAGTAAAAATCCTAAAACTTTAATTAAAAAACTATTACCTATAGAGCTAGGTAAAACTGGTAATAAACTTTGGTCAACAGCTTATTTTGACAGAAGAACAGCGTTGATGGAGTTATTTGGAGATGTTGTTGTTCTTCAAGAAGCAAGAAAGTCTATTAAGAACGATGCTTTTATAAATGAAATATCTAAAAAGAATCCAGGTTTAGCTAATGATTTAAAAGATTTAAATATTAGAAGTAAAGTTTTAAACAATTTAGCTTCTGGAAAGTCTTCTAACGTTAAATTTAGCCTTAAAAATGGTTCTAAAAATAACTCTAAAATAACGTCTTACTTAAAATCAACTAGCAATATAGACGAACAATTGTTTTTAGCTAGAGTACTAGATAAAGCAACTTCAGAGGTTATAAAATACAACAGAAAAGCAATAAAGTTCAACGTGCCAGATCTTGGTAAAATGAACGATAAAGCAATTTCTTATTATTTAATAAATAAAATATCTCAAGGTTATAATGATTTTTATTTTAAAAATGACAAAAACTGGAAAGGCAAAGAATCTAGAAACGTTTTAGATATGTCTGATGTTAAATTTTCTTTAAATAACGATAGAAATGAATTAAGCTCAAACTTGTCAACTGCTTTTAATCAAATAATAGAAGAGAATTCTGGAATACCTTTTGATGAAACTTTTTCTAAAGCAAGAGCTGAGAACATGGGTAAAAGATTAGGTAAAGAAGGATTATATCTTCCTTCTGGTGATTCTGATTTTTTAGGTTTAATGTATATGATAGCTTCTGCTAAAGGTAAAAAAGGTGAAAAACAACTTAAATGGCTAGATGATAATCTTATAAGCCTGTACTCACAAGGTGTTTTAGATATGATAAACGCTAGAAACGCAGCTCATAGAGACTGGAAAAACTTATTTGACAAAGCAACAAAAAAATTAATAAGAAAAGAATCTTCTTATGCAGGTTTTACAAACGATCAAGCTATAAGAGTTTATTTATGGAAAAAAGCAGGTTTTGAAATAAGTGACTTGGATAATAAAGATATTTTTAATTTATCAGAAGTAGTAAGAAATAACCCTAGTCTTAGAAAGATAGCACAAGAAGTTAGTAGATTGTCTAAGCAACCTGGTGGTTATTTAGAGCCACCAAGAGCTTGGCAAGAAGGTAATATACTTACTGATATTCAAAATATATTGTCTAAAGTAAATAGATTAAAGTATTTAACAAGATTTAAACAAAATGTTGATTTAATATTTAACAAAGAAAATAAAAACAAATTAGAAGCTACTTTAGGTGAAGATTACGTTGAGGCTTTAGAAAATATATTAGATAGAATGATATCAGGATCAAATAGGCCTGATATAAAATCTAAAAATAGTAGAGCTTGGGTTGATTGGTTAAATGGTTCTATAGGTGTTACTATGTTTTTTAACATGAGATCAGCCGCCTTACAGTTGCTTTCTTCTACAAACTTTATTAACATGGATTTTAACAATCCTTTTGCTGCAGGTAAAGCTGTATTAAATTTACCTCAGATGCAAAAAGATTTTTTAACACTTTGGAATTCTCCATATTTAAAAGATAGAAGATCAGGTTTACTAAGTGATCTACAAGAATCAGAGATAGTTGATGTTGTTAACAACCCTAATAATAAAAATTGGATAGATAAATCAAAAGGCTTAATATTTTGGGCTTTAAAGAAAGGTTTTATACCAACTAGAGCGGCTGATAGTTTAGCTATAACATTAGGTGGTACTACTTTTTACAGAAACAGAATAAACGATTTAGTTAAAAAAGGCATGGAGCTAGAAGCAGCTGAAAAACAAGCTTTTAAAGAGTTTTATGAAACTGCTGAAATGAGTCAACAATCAGCTGATCCTTCTAAAATATCTAAAAACCAAGCGTCTATAGAAGGTAGATTATTTCTATCATTTCAAAACACTCCATTGCAGTACTCTAGAATAATGAAAAAATCATTTATTGATATAGCTAAAGGAAGAGGTAATGCATATGGACATGTTGCTAAGATAGCTTATTATGCAGCTATACAAAATGTAGTATTTAACTTTTTACAGAATGCATTGTTTAGAATGTGGGACGATCCTGAAGATAGAGATTTAACTAAAAGTAAAAGTAGAGCTATACAAGGAAGTATAGATACATTATTAAAAGGTGCTGGATTATATGGAACTTATTTTTCTGCTATAAAAAATGTAATGCTAAAAGTTTACCAATTATCTCAAGAAGAAAGAGGTGGAAGAGGTAAAGGTGCTAGTATACTAGTTCAGGCTTTACAGGTTATGCCACCTGTTGGTATAAAAGCTGGAAAAATAGAAAGAGCTTGGAATGATTACTCTTATAATACTGATTATTTTGATGAGTACGGATGGAATCCTATTAAAAATAAATACGCTACTAACGCGTTAACAACTATAACGGCAGCAACATTAAATATTCCATTAGATAGATTGTATCAAAAATCACAAAATCTAGCAGGTGCAATGGACTCTTCTTATAGTACATGGGAAAGAATTGCTATGTTTAGTGGATATAGTAAATGGAATTTAGATTTAGCAGATGAACAAATACAACAAAAAGGTAATAATAATGAATTAGATTTAGGTATAGATTTAGATTTAAATTTAGACCTTGATTTAGATCTTGATTTAGGATTTTAAAATGAGAAAAATAAACAAAATTATAGTACACTGCTCAGCAACGCAAGAAGGCAGAGACTTAGATGCAGCTGAAATAAATCGCTGGCATTTAAAAAGAGGATGGAAAGGCATAG